GAAAAAGGATGGTTGTGCGAACACAGGCAACCTGATTCAGAATGCAGTAGCCGAAGTTGCATCGTTGCATCGTCACCAAGATTGTCATCAGATCATTGGTACAACCTGATAACAAAGCGTGTGTTAACAACAACGCACCTGATTAGTAGTCAGGTGATGATGTAAACATTGTAAAAATAAATTGACCCCCCCACCATTAAGCGAGTATGCGTGATGGCTCGGCCAGGTCGGAGACCCAAGAATTGACTTTTAGCCTGAGGCAGTAGCCGAAATAGGCAATAATCGGCTACATGAGCGATCTGACCCCTCTATCTATGGCTTCTGAGCCTTGCTGCAGCACAAAATGCCCTTGTCAAGAGGACAAAGAGAGCAAAAATGGCTGAATTTGACTCAGGAGACGGTCGTTGGTCGGTAAAACCGACAGAATTGCCCACATTGAACTTCCACCAGTTCGATCCACACGCTTACAGGAGTGCTGCTAACGAGTACTCCAACTTCGGACGTAACACACACGCCGTCCAACTCTTCTCGCATGAGCCTGGTACGGAAAAGGCACGGGTAATGGGAGACATCCAGTGGAACAAGGACAGCGGAGAGATCATCAGTATCGGTGTTAAGCCTAGGTATCGCCGTATGGGAGTGGCTAACACTCTATTTCACGAGGCACATAAGGCCGCTAGAGAGCAGGGTCTAGCAGAGCCAAAGCACTCAGAGGATAGAAGTGATGAAGGCGACGCCTGGGCTAAGCAGGCAGGTGGCGAAGTCCCTCCACGGACGGCGTACATGTAATGACGAATAGTCAAATTTTGTCGGCACAACAGTTTGGTGCCAAGGTCATGCCAAGTGACAGGTATGTGAATGTGGCTATGCAGATGGTTCCACCATCACAAGCCAGCAACACAGCAAGCAGTACCAAGGCATGACTGGTCTGATCATAGTGGTAATCGCTATAGTCATTACTGCACTGGTGTTATGGGCCTCAGATGCCCTCTAAAATTTTTTCTCAGTAACAACTCAAGGCAGTAGCCTAAGTGCAACAATAAGCACATGAAGAAGATGACGCCTCCTAAAGATGTAGGTAAGGCGATCAAGGCTGGCTATCAGCCTATGTTTATGACTGGACCTGAGATCAAAGAGCACTTCGCACCTCTTGAAGGTGACAAGAGGACAGTCAGACTCCCACCCAATGAAAGAGCAAATCGCTACGATCATGGTGAGCGCAATGAGACTGACAGTGAGTTATGGGATCGCAAACTAACGGAATCCAAGCAGACTGGTGAAGAGCGCTTCGGAGAAATAAACTTTGCAATGGGCACACCACAGAAGTACGGCATCTCACGTAAGAGCACTCTTGCAGATAGAGCAAAGCAATCTGGCATGCCTGGTCACATAGCGGTGCAGACCGCAGGTAGAACAGATAAGCAGCAGATACTAGGCGGTCATCACAGAGTTGCATTATCTGCAGAGCAGTTCAAAGATCACATCTTCCCTGTTAAGTACTACAGCACTATCAACGAGGCTAAAAAAGATCCAGGGTACCTATGAGCAACCTCGGACGCCAGTGGCAGCAGTTGGACATGTACAAGACAGCCAAAGAGTTACGAGGCTCCACCTTGCTAGATGTAGAAGCGGCAAAGGTATGGGATGCAGGAAGAACACCTGCGGCGCAGGTTGAGAAGGAAGTCATGGACCAGAAGTTAGGTGAGTCTCGTATCACGGGGCTCTATGACTCAATTAAGGCCCAGGGCGTGTCAACACCAGTCTATGTAAGTCACAACGCTAAGTTTGGTCAGACAGTCGGAGATGGCCACCATCGCATCGCGGCAGCCCATGACATTGACCCCAACATGCTAATTCCTGTGGAGCACGGATGAGCAACCTAAACCCTGATCAATTTCATATTGATGAATCATCAAGCCCTCTTGAGTACCCAAGTGCTAGAAGCACTGTTCAACGCCTAACTGTGCGCCATCCAAATGTTAATGAAGGTAAAGAGCATAAAGATACCTACATCGATGAGACAAGCAGAAAGATTAGGACAGGCAAGAATGGCCGCGTCCTTAAGACTCCTCGTGAAGAAGTGACCCCTGGTGCAGGAGAGAACGCCGCTGGCTTTGTTGATTACGAGAGTAGGGGAGATGGATTAAAGATCCACTACATGAAGACCGCTAGACACATAGCAAATAGCGGAGTGGCTCAACGAGGACTTGAAGAGTTAATCAAAAGAAAGAATCCAAAGAGTTTGGATTTTGGAAAGTTAATGAGTCCTGCATCAAATCGCGTAATGGACAAAGTCCAGAGCAATCATCCTGACATCAAGGTTGAAGGGACTCCGTGGTACTGATGACCTGCGTACACGTGTATCAGATGGTCGGTGCCGATCTATGCCCACATTGCGGTCTAACAACTCATGAAACAAATTGGGCCGAGACTAATGAAAAGCATCGCGCCTGGAAAGAGTACATCATCGATCATCCACAAGAGTTAACTTGGTGGAGCATATGAGTCGTCGAGAAGAGTTTGAAGCATCCCACATCGCAGCACGAGAAATCGCCCCAGGTGATTATCTCGATGCATCAGTAAAGTTACGTGTACATGCAGCAAAGATGATTGGTAATGACTTCGTCGTAGCACACAAGTTACGTGGCTCTAAGTCACCTGGCGTGTCTATGTATAAGCCAGATGAGACAGTGAGAGTCTGGAGGAAGAAGTGAGCAACCTGAATCCTCAGCAGTTTGTATCTCTGACCCATCACGAGGGCAAGTACATGCACCACATCGACGCTCATGACCAAGATGGCAACATGGTCGGTTCTATGGATTGGAACAAGAGATCCAAGAGAGTGATGAACGTAAGCGTCAGCACACGACTTCGTCGTCAAGGTATCGCAAGCAACATGTGGGATCTAGCAAACCAAGTCGCCCAAGAAAAAGGTCAAGTAGGACCTCAACACTCCTATGAGAGAACTGACCTAGGAGATGCATGGGCAAAGTCTGTAGGTGGACGTCTCCCACACAATCGGAGTAAGAAATGAGCGCCCAAGATAATCTAGGACGTCAATGGCAACAGCCAGAACTATCATTCACAGTACATCGTGGTATAACACGTAAACCACAAAAGGGTAGATGGCTAGGTATGCACTGGTCTGCAGATCCACAAGTAGCAAGAAGATTTGCTGGTCCATTCGGTCACGTCATTCATGGCGAAGTCCCAATGAGTTCAGTTGAGACAAGTCCCTCTCGACTCAGACAAGAGGGAGTGATAAACGACGCTCACTTCATCGACCCATCAAAGGCAGAGAGAGAAGTACCAGTGTCAACTGGGAAGTCAATGAAGGTAACAGGCATTACTGGTCCTGAAGCAGACCCGAAGACAGGCTACTGGAATGGTCGTCGCAATGATTCAGCCCCATCTTCAATGGGCGCAAAGCGTCCACCAAGAAAGCGCACTTACAAGAAGCCTAAGGACATGACGGCATGAGCGAAGACAAGAAGCAATGTCGTCTATGTGACCATGACATGCAATACGGCTGCTGTACAATAGATACCTGCAAGTGCATCTGTGAAGCGAGGTAGTCATGCCAGACAATCTTAACAATGCACAGTTTGGCGATTCACCAAAGCCTCGATACGTACCTGACCAAGAGGGTCACTCAATCGGATGGCACATACTCAAGTGGCACACAAAAGGTCGCGGGCCTGCGAATGCAAAATCATTCGGCGGTGATGGCGTTTCGACCTATGATTACGCACAGCACCACAAGATGCACATGCGTATGCATGAGGACGGAAAATTCGAGGTCGGGCACGAGCATGAGCATTTCACTCCTAAGAAGGGCAAGTAATGGCTGCAGAGAATAACTTGTCTAAAGGTCAGTGGGAACAGATACCTCTCATTCACACACCTAAAGAAATTCATGGAATTGCACATGGCTTATTGCGTGATGATCATCCTCACATAGGTGGTATGTACGCAGATGGCAGTGGTAACGATTTGCGCTATCGAGGAGAGAACAAAGAGAGTGCTGCAGGTGAGTGCGACAAGGCGTGCCGTATAGCGCACGATCATCTACCTCATGGCTCACACGTTGTCGAGTATCGTCGAGGCACTACGCATCCAGATCGCTTCACTAATCACTTTGTTCACCAGATCCCTACGACTTCAGGCATGTACACCGTCGACTACACACAACGCCAATTTAACGACAACGCCAAGTTCCCAGTAGTAGAACCAACTGAGAAGTTTGAAACACGTCAGTCAATGAAGCCGTATACAACAAAGCGTGATGTAGATTCGAGAGTTCTTTAATGAAGCAGACACCTAGAGAACCAGATCATGATCCTAAAGAGCCAAGAAATCTGTCGGGCGTTCAGTTTCGGTTCATTCATGCTGGTGCGGCTAAGCAGCACCCTAGGATTCATACTATGTACGCTAATGACGCAAATGGTCGTTACATAGGTCATCTTGACTGGAATAAGCGAAGTGGTCAGATTGACAACATCAACGTGATCGGGCGCATGCAAGGTCTTGGTGTTGCGACCTCGATGTATGAGAAGGCAACCAAACTCGCATCTGACACTGGTATCAAGTCACCACAACATTCAACATTTAGAACTGACAAGGGCGATGCGTGGGCACGCAAGGTCGGTGGCAAGGTACCACCTCGTAAGGCAGAGCCAGAAGAGTGAACAACTACGACCATCAGATCGTAACTGGAGTTCGTAATAATCTGACAGATGACTTACGTAAGCCAGAGTTCCAAGGACACGAGTGCCCAACAAGAGGACATTGCTATGTAGCAAGTGAGGCGACCTATCACATGCTAGGTGGCAAGGCTGCAGGTTACAAACCTATGCAGGTATCTCATGAGGGCACCAATCACTGGTTCCTTAAGCATGAGTCAGGTAAGATAATTGATCCAACAGCAGATCAGTTTAAGACACCTGTGCCGTATGACAAGGCACGAGGTAGAGGCTTCCTTACTAAAGAGCCATCAAAGCGTGCAAAGACATTGATGGAGCGCACTCAAAAGTCGTGATAGGGTCTGGGCATGATTACAGACCGCCCTTGGGGAACATACGAAGTACTAACAACATCTGACACTCACCAGGTAAAGCGCATCGTTGTGCATCCTGGTCAACGCCTTTCCTATCAGACACATGAACAACGATCTGAATACTGGGTAGTTGTCTCTGGAACAGGCACCGTAACAATTGATGGCATTCAATCTATGGCATTAGGTGGAGACGCATTTATTATTGAGCAGAATATTGCTCATCGTATTGCTAATGCTGGAACAGAAGATCTTGTCTTTATTGAGACGCAATTAGGTCTCTACTTTGGCGAAGATGACATCGTGCGCCTTGAGGATGACTTTGGTCGTGCATGATGGAGAAGACTTGGGAAATTAGAGAAAAAGAAATACGTGAAGAGATTGCACAACGTATTGAAGATGAACTAGAAAAAAACCTACCTCCAGTAGATGATGTTGACTACGCTGTTTTTACAGCAATGGAGTGGGTACTAAAGGTAGTACGAGGTCAAGTGTGAAGCACAGAACCTTTAACAAGGGTTGGCTTAAAGGGGGCACCTCTGATGGTTGGGGTTTTGCACTAGAGTTTTATCCTAAAGAACCAGCGTTGACTATCACGTTTATACGTTGGTATTTTATTATTGAGAAAGATTATTCATGAGTCACATCGTTAGTTTATCCAAAGAAGAAGTCCGTGCATGTGCAGACATTGCATTGAACCGATGGATGATGAAATTCGGTAGTGTTGATCGCCCCAACTATGCAGGTGACAATAAGAAATACCTAGAGCCAGAGATTGCGGCAAATGTACGGACTATCGTTGCAGAGTATGCAGTTGCCAAGTTATACAAGCAGCCCTTTACATTTCCCTTCTACACCAATGAGGAACATTATTTCAGAAAAGACTTCCCTGATGTAATGCCCTGCTATGAGGTCAAGTCAGTTCGCACCAAAGACGAGATCCCAGTATTTCCTAAGGATATTAGGCCAGGGGTGATTCTGGTAGGGGCACGGGTTCTAGACCGTGACTACTACTCAGAGATCGAGGTTTACGGCTGGCTTCCTACTGAAGAGTGCACCAAGGACGAGTATCATTATGCTCCAGAGAATTCGTGGCGAATTCCTCTCGACAAGTTTAACGACACTATTCCAGGCTAGGAGAAACATGGCAGAGAAAGGCACAGCAGCCCTACTGATTGAGGTTGCTCGAAAAGAGATTGGGACTATCGAAGGCCCTAAAGACAACGAGACAAAGTACGGCGCCTACACAAAGGCTAACTTCCTCGCATGGTGCGGAAGTTTCGTCAACTGGTGTGGGAACGAGGCTGGGGTAAAGATTCCGAACACTGTCTCTACAGTTGCAGGGGCAGCGGCATTTAAGAAGATGGACCGATGGTTTGACGCTGATGAGGCATTTCCAAAGCCAGGAGACATCGCGTATTTTGATTTCCCAGGAGATAATGTCGATCGGATCAGTCACGTGGGTATCGTTGTCAAAGACAATGGCGATGGAACTGTGACCTGCATCGAAGGAAACACATCTTCGTCACGTAAGGGAGACCAACGAAATGGCGGAGAAGTGTGCTTACAGGTTCGTGGCTACAAGAAGAACGCTAAGAAGGTCATGGTCTCTATTGTAGGCTTTGGTCGTCCTCGCTATAAGGACGCCGATGATGAGGCTGATCTTCCAGAGGCTCCAAAGGCAGTTCCTCCATTCCCAGGTCAGATTAAGCCAGGAGACAAGGGCCCAGCAGTCAAGGCTATGCAGGAGGCTATGGAGATGTCTAACCCAGACGGAGACTTTGGCCCAGCAACCAAGAAGATGGTGATTGCTTACCAGAAGGCTCATCCTGGCCTAGAAGCCAACGGAATCGTTGGTCCAAAGACATGGGAAGCCATCCATACGGACTAATCGGACAATTTGGACTTCAGCCCCCCAGGGTTCCAGCAATGGTATCCTTGGGGGGCGTTCTATTTAGGGAGAGTAATGACAACGATCGTAGCGGTGCAGTACGACGACAAAGTTGTTTTTGCTGCAGATAATCAGGTAACTGGTGATGATGGTCGCATCTACCACCATCCTCGAATGGAAAAGATCACAGAACGCAATGGCTATTTAATTGCTGGTTCTGGAGAGGTTTCACCTTGTGATATTGCACAGCATCTGTGGAATCCGCCAAAACCAACAGCAAAAGATCTCCAAGACATTTACCACTTCATGATTGTTAAAGTGATGCCTTCTCTCAGAAAATGTTTGACAGATAATGGGTACGACTTTGCCGAGGGTAAGGGCGACGGCAAGGGTGATGGCAATCGCTTTAACTTCTTGATTGCAGTAGGTGGCGAGGTGTTTGATGTCGCAGATGACTGCTCTATCTGTATGAGTGACGACGGAATCTACGGAGTAGGTTCTGGCTCTAACTACGCTATCGGGGCACTACATGCAGGGGCAAAACCTCTCAAGGCTTTAGCCATTTCTGAAAAACTAGACATGAATACATCTGGGCCGTTTCTAGTCAAGGAACAATATAAGTAACTGTTTGTGATGCGGATCACACCAGTTGTGAGTTAGATTAGTCACACAACTGAATAAGTGGCTCCTGAGCATGAGCACGCAGAAACGGCTCCTTTACTATGTTAAGATTTTGGAATGTCAAAAACACAAGATAAGCGTTTACAGAGAAAACAAGACCATGCCGAGTACTGCTGGAAGCAAGCACAACTCAAGGCAGCAATGGCCAAGACCAATCTAGATTTGGCCGTAGAAACTTTTAAGGATTTAAATAAAGAGATGACACAAGACCAAATTCAAGCAACCCAAGAACAGACACAGATACAGTACAAGCGCATTGAAGAGTACCTAATGAGCGAAAAAGAACTGTATTTAGAACGTATGGGAATTCAACAGGACTGATAATAAGACTTACATCCTGAGGGGGAAACGAGAACAGGTATGAAGAATCTTATGAAGAGTTTAAACAATGTGCTGATGCGTATTGTTGCAGTTTTTGCAGCAAGCGGTCTTTCAGTAATCGGTGCTGGTGCAATCGCTGGTATTGACACACTTACAGCAGTAACAGTTGCTGGTCTTACTGCAGTAGCAGCGGTAGTAGAGAAGTTGGCTCGTGCATTTATGGACGACGGAAAACTAACTCTTGATGAGATCAATGCAGCATTTTCAACTGTTGATAAGGGTGCAAAGACAGTCGCAGATGTACAAGTTGAGGCTCGTCAAGCAGCAGACAAGGTTATTGCTGCTGGACTGATTGCAGTTCCTGCAATTGCTGCTGTAGAGGATGCTGTAGCAGAGGCTACTGAGCCATCTGCTGAAGACGACCCAGAGTACAACTAGTAGCAGGGGACTGGAGTGGCAGCACTCCAGTCCCACTGGTTGGCTTGACACCTAGAACAAAAGTAGTAGTATCGGAATACCACACAACCAGTTAGGAACAACACATGGATAATGTCGACACACCTCTAGAAGAAGTTGACTACGCTAAATTTTTTGCGGAGAATAAGTATGTTGTAGTTAAAGAGGCGTTACACCCTGATGTCGCTAAACTGGCGGCTCAGTACGCTGTCTTTGACTCTTTTCAGTTTTTTAACCATGCACAGGGTGATCCAGTCGAAGGATCACATGGACGTTATGCAGACCCACTTATGGAGTCTTTGTTAATGCAACTGCGACCACTGGTTGAAGATGTGACTGGTCTTACGTTGTGGCCTACATCCTCGTTCTATCGACTGTACGAGCCTGGTCAAGAATTGCTAAAGCATGTTGACCGACCATCGTGTGAGATCTCACTCACCATGAACTTGGGGTTTGGGTATAACACAGACGACAAAGACTATCGCTGGAATATTTGGATGGATGGCAAAGAGTTTGAGACAAACCCTGGAGACATGGTTGTTTACAGAGGATGCGAAGTAGAGCACTGGAGAGAAAAGTTTGATGCTCCAGAGGGATCTTGGCATGCTCAAGCGTTTTTGCACTATGTAGATGCAAATGGACCGTACTCGTTTTGTAAGTATGACGCAAGACCTCAACTTGGATTCCCTGGGAGTGCGTCTAACCAAGAGATTTTAGACTTCTCTTACAACGTTCGTTCCGAAAACAAATACGCAAACAGTCAACCAACGTCGATACTGTATTTAAAGAGTCAAAAACCTACTAGCAATGAGTAAAAAAATAAAGTTTATTGCTACAGATGAGTACGCTTGGAATACCTTTTTAAAGCCTTATCCTGCCTCTCAATCAGTTCCTGACTGGTGGAGAAATATGACTCCCTACGATGTGTCCCCAGACAATCCTGAAGGAAAAAAGTTAATAGTCAGAGATAGAACGGCTAATGCAACTTTCAAAAAGTGTACTCCAATGTTAGACGCATTGACTTCTGGTTACATAGTTCCTTTGTTTGCAGACGTTCAAGTGACTCATGAGACTGAGGGACCTTCTATTACCTGGAAAGTAATTGGGAGAAACGTATTTGAGATACACGGCCAGTCTTCACGGCAAGTTCCAACTCCCCCAGGTTACGCAAACCTTGTTTATAAGTACATGAATGCCTGGATTCCAAAAACTCCACCAGGCTATTCTGTTATGATAACTTCTCCTTTTGGTTATCAGGATTTGCCATTTAAGTGTATCCCCGCTATTATTGACAGTGACAAATCAACTTTAGAGATTGTTGCTCCCATGTGGTTAAAGGCAGACTTTCAAGGAGTTGTAGAAAAAGGAACTCCTCTCATGCAGATCACCCCCTTTAAAAGAGATGATTGGAAGTCAGAGTTTGGTTATTACAAAAATGGCCACTATCTAGAAGTAGAAGACGCAAACTTTGGTGGAACAATGGTTAACCACTACATAAAAAACCATTGGTCTAAAAAATCTTATAAATAAAAGGAGACACATGTTACAGTACGGATATAACCAACCTTCTTTACCAAAGAACAGCGAGTTAACGGTAAACGCACCTATTTTGGGGTTAGGAGAGAAGCACACATCTATACCTTCAACTAGCAAGAGCACTCTTCCTCAAAAGTTTTTTGAGAGAACTTTGAGTAACGATTTAAAAGATCTTGAAAATTTCTTACTTCAGCAGTACAAAAAGGTGGAGAGTGGGGAACTTTTAAAAGAGCCAAAAGGTGATGGCACCCTATGGAAAGAGTCCCACAGTGAGAGCACAGTTTACTGGAACAAGTACAACGCATTTCAGTTTTACCATCCTGGTATTCACTCGCTTGCTGCTGCTGTAAAGGAAATGACACAAGAAGCCTGTGAGTACTACGGGTTAGACTTTAAAAAAGAACAGTTTTACATGCAGTCTTGGTTCAATGTTAACTACTCATCCAAAGGTAAACTAGATTGGCACGAGCACGGGGGAGATGGTGCCCCTTGTTTTCACGGGTACTACGCGGTTAAAGCCGAGCCATCTACTACTCATTACCAAATTTTTGGAGAGTATAAAGAGAACATAAACCAAGACAATAGAGCAGTTTTGTCTGAGACAGGTCATCCACATGCGATGGCAGACTGGTCTTGGGAAGGACCACGTATTACTATTGCCTATGATGTGTTCCCTCTCAGGTTTATTGCTAAAGAATGGGAACAACATTGGATACCACTAGTATAAAGGAGAACCATGTTAATACCGCCAAATGACTATTTTCCCTCAGAAATTTTGGGGGGAGCAATCGCTTTTTACGATAACGCTTGGCCGTCTGTAAAAGCGACAGTTGCCGTATTGGAAGGTGTAGCAAACACTTCAAGTGAGGGAATTGATCCAGCAAGAACTTTTGTCCCTGCAACTGTTCATGCAAGTTTAGACTATGAAAAAGCAGACAACTTAGAGGTTAGAAATGCACGAACTAACTCTCATTTAAACTTAAACTACGCAGCAGAGTTTGATGAGGAGTTACGGATAATTCACAACCAATACAGCGACTTGATCACAAGAACAATAAAGCCCTATGTAGAGAACCTCGGTATAAACGAGCCTATTACAGAGGGAGAAAACTACAATGTACTGCGATATCAAACAGGACAACATTATTTTGCCCACTATGATGGCGGTACTGGTACTAAACGATCAGTTTCTGCAATTCTGTACTTAAACGATGACTACGAAGGTGGAGAGATCGAGTTTGTAAACTTTGGTGTAAAGATAAAACCTAAAGCAGGAACATTTTTGTTGTTTCCCTCTAACTACCCCTACAGACATATTGCTCATCCAGTTACCTCTGGTACCAAGTATGCGATCGTAACTTGGTTACACGATCGACCTTAGTCTCTAGTCGAGTAAAATCCTCCACCTTTAAAGGAGAGGCCAAAAGAGTTAAAGACACGCCGAAGAGCGTAGCCGCACTTGTCGCAGTGATACCCAGGATCTGTCTCAGTGATGCTACGTTCTTTCTCGTAGTCAAGGTCGCATTGGATACATGAATATTCGTATTTAGGCATTAGGAGTTCTTTCTGAGTGTGTGCGCTGAGTGCACTTAGCGCAGTAGGTGTACGTAAGGCCAGTAAATGGGCAAGAAGACTGGATTGTCTCTCCTCTATGTTTACAGAAAAAAGACTTTATAAGTTGCCACATGTTACTCCTCCAAATGTTTATATTCACAATCTCGTGCAAGTGTAGTGACAACGTATCTTTTCCCGCAAGTTGAGCAGCAAAAACGTGCAATATAGGCTGCTTCGTCCATAGGCCTATTATGTCCGTACACCAACGAATAAAAGGGGCAAAATAGGAACATGAACCAAAACCTTTCTATGGAGCAGTTCTCACCACAGCAAAGTATCACTATGGCTGGTGCGATGCCTAGAAGTTCAAAGTTCGATGAAAAACAACTTTCAAAGATTTCAGGAGAACAAAACAAGTTTGCTCCTGGTGCTCATACCCCGTTAGCGAAGCCAGGGTTCTTCTAGTGACCTCTACTGAAACCCATGAGCCCCTATCTGCTCTTGATCGTTGCGACAAGTGTGGCGCACAGGCGTTGATTAGGGCCACTCTTGCAAATGGTGAACTTTATTTCTGTGGTCACCATGGCAGAGAGATAAGTAACCAACTAGTCTCATCATCACTGGTGGTTTATGACCCTGAAGGTGTTTTTAATTATGGAAAGTAGATATGAAACTGGTAAGGGACTTTTTGGTGGCCCTGGTGGTACTTATGGTCGTTACTCTGTGGGAAGTCGTGTTACGGCGGAAGGAAAAAACTTGAGAAATTTATCTACACAGTTTAGTAGAGCCGAAGAGATCGAGGCAAAACAGCGTCGTCGCTTTGGTAGAAAGCGTGAACCTGGTTACACGGGTGAAGGATACTGGTTCCAGAACTATCCAAACAGAGTTGGAACATTGACTGCAGGTACTGACCCACATGCAACAGGTAGAAAATTAGAACAACCAAAAAAACGTGGAACTAAATCTGCTGAGGCTACTAACGGTGCAGGAAACGGTGGAACAGCAGCAGGTTACATCGGAGGATTGGGAACATGACAGACAGAGTTCCACAATTAAACCGACAAGCATTGACAGTAAATCCAAACAGGTCACCACGTAAGACAGAATTTGGGTTTAACTCAAATCTTGGTTACAAGTCAAAAGCAGAGCCAAGCATTGTTTCATGGGCTAACCGTGGTAAGGGTGTACAAGGAGAGTCTGTTAACTCTCAAAACGTTGCTTCTAAGTTTGTCATTCGTAAACCAGGTAAAGCGCTATAATTAAAATCTAGAGGGAAACACTTTAGTTATCCGAGGGGATCACTTGAAATCACTGCGTCCATTCGCAGCACTATCTGGATTCTCAAATCGTATTTACTTTTTTGTAGGAGCAAGTTTTTTATTCTTGCTTCTGTCACTGTCTCCTGCTCAAGCAGATGATGCTGTAGTTACGACTCCACCGTCAGATACTTCTACAGCAACAACCCCAACTTCGGAGCCAACTCCTGCTCCTACAGTAGAGCCAACTCCTACTCCGTCACCTACACCAGAACCAACTCCTACACCTGAACCAACACCTACTCCAACACCGACGCCAACTACAGAGCCCACACCAACTCCCACACCAACACCAGAGACAACACCTGCTCCAGAGCCTGTTGCAACTCCAGTAGTTATGACATCTGCTCCAGTACCAGTTGTTACAGAAACTGTAACTGGTGGAGGAGATGATACTTCTTATAGAATTCCAATCACTGTTCCAGTTTTGTTTAACGGTGTTCAATACACAGATATTTACGCAACAACTAACTCTGTCATTACTTTTGGTCAACCTGACAACACTTTTCACACATACCCAAGCACCCCATCTATTTCAATTGAATCCCGTGACTGGTGGGCTTTGCCTGGATATATGCCAGATACTCACTTCATCATCAGAACTTCAGAGGGTGGATTTCAAGTAGATGGTAAGTACCGTCCTTATGGCGCTATGAGCGGGGAAACTACACAGATCGTCATTACAGGACAAATCCTTACAGATGGAAATGTTTCTTACACATACTCTGTTGAAGGACGTTTGTTAGGCGATGAAAGAACTGGCGCACGTTTACAGAATGGAACTGTTGTTTCACTAGAACAAGCAGGTGTTACTCAGATTGCAGCACCTATTGAACTGACTCCTGAGCCAGTTGTTGAGCCTACTCCTCCACCTGCTCCAGAGCCAACAACTCCGCCCGTTCCTGAACCAACGCCCACTCCGACTCCCACCCCAGAACCAACACCACAACCAGAACCAACCCCAACACCGCAGCCAGAGCCAACCCCAACACCATCCCCAGAACCAACTCCATCACCAACTCCTACTCCTGAGCCAACACCGACTCCTACTCCAGAACCAACTCCGACACCAACACCACAACCTGAGCCTACGCCGACACCTACACCAGAACCACAACCAACTCCAGCGCCAGAACCTACGCCTCAACCTCAGCCTCTTCCAGAACCTGTGCCAACTCCCGAACCAGTACCAACCCCGCAACCAGAGCCACAACCAGAGCCAGCGCCACAACCCGAACCTTTGCCACAGCCTACTCCTGAACCTGAACCAGAGCCTGCACCTGAACCTGCTCCAGAGCCAGAACCCGCTCCAGAACCTGAGCCAGAACCTGCTCCTGAACCAACTCCAGAGCCTGAGCCTGCGCCAGAACCTGCGCCAACTCCTGAACCTGAGCCTGAACCAGCCCCAGAACCTGAGCCTGCTCCTGAGCCAGAACCAGAACCCGCTCCTGAGCCTGCTCCAGAACCTGAACCAGAGCCAGAACCTGCTCCTGAACCTGAACCTGTTCCTGCACCTGAACCTCCTGTAGTTGAAGAAACACCAACTGTATCAGAGGCAGTAAAGGATGCACTAGCAGATGGCGTACTAACAACTGCTGAAAAGGCTGTAGTTGCTGAGGCATTAATTGCTGCAGTTGCTACAGGAGAAGCAGTCAGTGCTGCGGATATAAAAGAAGCAGGACTTGAGTACAAAGATTTACCACCAGAAACTCCTGTAGAAGTTCGCACCGATGAGAACGGTAATGAAGTTGTCATTACTGCAGAGGTTGCTGCACAAGTCGAGTTATTACAAGACCCAGGCGCACTTCTTGAATCGGTATTTACTAACCCAGGAGAAGCACTTGCAGCACTTGGAAGTGTAGGTGCTGATATGTCAGATGAAGAACGTGAAGAAGCAACCGAGATGGTTGTTGCAACAGTTATTGCTGCTGGTGCTGCTATGAACGCAGTAGCCGCTGCTGGAAGTGCCACTGGTGGATCTACTGGTGGATCAACTGGTGGAGGTAACTCTGGAGGCGGTGGAGGCGGTGCCTCTGGTGAGAGTAAGGGAACTAGACGAAGAAAGGATGCAGTATGAAAATACTAAAAGATATGATCGACCAACTGTGGACGCTACTGGGTATGTTTATTGCCTGGGTAGTACTCGACGGAAGCGCAAAAACTGTCGTTGGATACGCAATTATTGGCACAATCTTTGCATGGGTTATTACGTATCCCCTGCGTAACCGAGACGAATAAGAGATTATTAGTCAAGGGCATCTAGTAAGGAGAAACATGGATATCAACGTACTTAAGACTGCAGGAGCCACATGGCTTCGTGCATCACTTGCTGCTGTTGCAGCACTCTACATGTCTGGAATTTCGGACCCAAAGATTTTGGCTAATGCCTTTATTGCAGGTCTACTCGGACCAGCAGCAAAGTTTGTAAATCCAAAAGATCCATCATACGGCTTCGGCAAGAAGTAATTTAAAAGGAGACGCACCAGTGACAAATACCTTTGCGACTATCGGCATTGTCGCTGGTGCTCTCATTAGCATCGGAGTGCTCTTGAGCCCATTCTATAAAAGATTAAAACGCTTTATGCAGTGGATGGAGCGCTTCATGCGTGACTGGGAAGGAGAAGAAGCCGCCCCAGGTAGAGACAGAGTTCCAGGTGTTATGGAGCGTCTCAACAAGATGGATGGCGAGTTAAGCCAGAATGGTGGCTACACCACGGTCAAGGACCGCGTAGATCGCCTCTACGAGAACCAGGCCCTAGTCATTCAGACTCAGGAGAAGATGCTTGAGGCTTTTGTGGAGATGGGCGAAAGATTAATCGCCATCGAAAATTGTTTAACAGACACAAAGACTGAACCCCGTATTTAAGGGAAGATAGACTCATGAGCAATGTGCAGTTTCAATCAAGGGACTGGAATCCGTTTGTAGCGGCTTCTAGTTTAATTGATAGCCTTATTCCAGAGGCTGAAAAAGACAAAGACAAGCACTACTCTAACGCCATGGCTCATCAGAGCCATACAGAACAAACCGTACTTGCACGACAAACGAAGCCGACACCACAAAGCACAGGTGCACCAATGCCTGGGTATCGGAAGCGTGGACCAATTACATTATCAACGACAGGAGCACCAGTGCCAGGCACACTAAAGAAGAACACAGCAACCCATCCAATTACAGGGGAAAAAGTCCCTCGTACTCCAGTGAAGCCTAAGGGTGCAAAACCAACGGCTCCTGGAACACGTCCAAAGAAGAAGTAATTATGGCTGGCGGATTATCTCGTGATCATGATTCTTACAATCATTTTAACTATGGCTACGACTCACGAGTAAACCCCTTATCAGCAATTGATAAAAAGATTTTAGACTTTGCAGTTCGCACTAAGCAGATCCCTGCATTAAAGGCTCATGGTCAAATTCTTCGCAACTTCGGCATGTATCCGCCAGAGTTCTGGACTCGTGCTCAAAACTTGTCTGAGCATAGAGATGTTCCAGAAGAGCACAAAGCAATATTATCCGAGATGTTCCCAATGCCATCACGACCAGGACCTATGAGTGGTGGTGCCGATGTC